GAATGGCAGAAGCTGCGCGAGCGCAACGAGGCGCTGGATTGCCGGGTCTACGCCCGCGCCGCCGCCTGGATTGCCGGAGCCGACCGCTGGTCCGAGGTCCGCTGGCAGGACCTGGAGCGGCAACTGGCAGTCGACGTTGCAGGATCAGACGGGGAGGTGGCCGCGAAACCTGTGCTGCGCCCATCCGTGCGCCGGCGGACCGTGCGGTCGAGTTACATGGGGTAAAACCGCGGTAGGGCGCTGCCAGATCTCCTTGCGATGCTCATCAATCTCTGTTCTGGTTGCTCGACTACCAGAATGGAGCCGGGAAATTGTCCACTGAACCTGAAACCTTCACCCTTCCGGCTCGGCGGGGTCGTGCAGTCCGTCTAGGCAAGAACGATGCGATCCAGATCATCAACACCCATGGCGCTCAAGTCGTGGACACATGGGTGTTCAACGCTGAGGATCTGACGGAATTCCTGTCCAACGAGCACATGCGTCCGACCCTTGGCAAGCTGTGGCCCGGCGAGGGCGACGCTCTGATCACCAACCGGCGCCGGCCGATCATGATCATGGAGGAGGATACGTCACCCGGCCGCCATGACACCCTGATCGCGGCCTGTGACGATTATCGATACGGATTGTTGGGCTGCACCGAATATCACGACAACTGTACCGACAATCTGCATGCCGCGATGCGGCAGATCGGACTTGAGGCACCGGAATGCCCCAGCCCGTTGAACCTGTGGATGAACATTCCGGTCACTGCTGATGGTGCAGCCAGCTGGGGAGAACCGCTGTCCAAGCCAGGTGATCATGTCGTTCTACGGGCGCAGATGGACTGCATCGTCGCCATGTCGGCGTGCCCGCAGGACATCCTGCCGATCAACGGTGCGGCCTGTCAGCCGACCGAGGCCCATTACAGGATTCTTGATCGTCAGGCCTGATTGCTCGGTTTGTGCCAGGCGATCACTGCAGGCAGCATTTCTTGAACTTCTTGCCGCTGCCGCAGGGGCAGGGGTCGTTTCGGCCAAGCTTTTCTGGCGTTTTTGCTAGGGCCTCGGTCCACGGCGCCACGCGCAAGGCGTTGCTGACCTTGCGGCGCTTCTGCTCGGCGAAGAACGCGTCTGTGTAACAGTGCCATTTCGACAGCTCGTCGATGGCGTCGGTAATCAGGGATTTGCGGTAGCGCCGGCCGGCCGGAGCCCCTCCGGCGTCCAGCGTCGCCCGCAGATCTTCGAGAAAGTGCTCGAACTCGCAATACTCGGGCGAGATCCGTCCCTCCTCGAACAACGCGCGCACCTGCTCGGTCATGTCCTCGAGCCCGAGATCGGCAATCGCATCCATCCAGCCGGTCAGCACGATCTCGGGAGGTGCGGGACAGCGGGTCAGGAAGGACCGGAAGAACCCGACGATGGCGTCGCGGTGCTCGGGGTGCAGCTGTGCGATCAGGACGAGAGCATTCATCAACGACAGACGGGCGAATTCATCGGCCTTCCTGTCCTCGATCGCCTCGAACACGGGCTGCAGGTCACCGTCGAATGTTCCGGCGATGACGCGAAAGCTTGTTTCGGTCACAGCGTCCCCAAGGAGATGGTCGATGACCTTGGTTGGTTGACGAAGCATCTGGACCAATGGGCGATAGGCGCGTGGATCCTGCCATTCGCCCAGCAGGTGGAAGACCGGAATGAGCGCCATCACGTCAGCGTCTTTCATCGCCGGGATACGTTGATGGGTCAGTCGGGTGACCAGATCAACGAAGACCGGTGCCATTTCCTCGCGCCGGGCGCCTGCTTCGGCCATGGCGGCCTTCGGGAACATGTCGTCGCGCGCGAGATCGCGCATGATGTCTGCTGGGGTCATGGCTCTGCCTTCAATCGTTCGGCTGTTGGCGCAATGAAACATATTCGCAGGTCAGGTCAATTCAGATGCCGACATCGACGGAACTCCGTGCCCGCCGCGACGCGCTCTCGGCGCAGCGGTCCTCCGGCGTGGCGCGGGTCAGCTATGACGGCAAGACCGTGGACTATCGCAGCGTGGCCGAGATCGACCGGGCGATCGAGGCGCTGGACCGCGAGATCGCAGCCCTCGAGGGGCGGCGCATCGTGCGGCAGCTGCGCGTGACGACCGACAAGGGGCTGTGATCGATGGGTCTGCTCGACCGCTTTCGCCGCCAGCCCGCTGGCGGCCCCTCCGGCGTGCGTGCGCGCCTGGAGGGCGCGATGTCCAAACGCCGGCTGCGCGGCTGGAACCCGCCGCTGGAGAACGTCAATGCGCTGGTCGCCTCGGGCGGTCCGAAGCTGCTGGCGCGGGCGCGCGAGCTGGTGGTCACCAACGGCTATGCCGCCAATGCCTGCGAGGCCTTCGCCGCCAACCTCGTCGGCGACGGCATCAAGCCCTCGTCGCTGATCGACGACGCGGAGCAGCGCGACCGCGTTCAACGGCTCTGGCTCGCCTGGACCGACGAGGCCGATGCGGACGGGCTGACCGATTTCTACGGGCTGCAGGCCATGGTCGCGCGGGAGATGTTCGTGGCCGGCGAGTGTTTCGTCCGGATGCGGCCGCGCCGGGCCGGGGACGGACTGCTGGTGCCGCTGCAGCTGCAGCTTCTCCAGTCCGAGATGCTGCCCTTCGAGAAAACGGGCACGGCGCCGAACGGCAACCGAATCCGTTGCGGGATCGAGTTCGATGGGATCGGGCGGCGCGTGGCCTATCACTTCCGCCGCACCCATCCCGGCGACAGCACGGACCGGCGCGTGGCGGTCCCCGAGACGGTGCGCGTGTCGGCCGAGGACGTGCTGCACATCTACCGCCCGCTCGACGCGGGCCAGATCCGGGGCCTGCCGCATGTGGCGCCGGCGATGGTGCGGCTGTTCCTGCTCGATCAGTACGACGATGCCGAGCTCGACCGGAAGAAGACCGCGGCGATGTTCGCGGGCTTCATCACCAAGACGGCGCCGGAAGAGCCGATGATGAGTACGGAAGAGCCCGACCCCGATGGCGCAGCCATTGCCAGCCTCGAGCCCGGCACGCTTCAGGTGCTGCTGCCGGGCGAGGATGTGAAGTTCTCGAGCCCTGCCGATGTCGGCAGCAGCTACGAGGCGTTCCAGTACCGGACGCTGCTCGGCGTCTCGGCGTCGCTGGGGCTGCCCTATCATCTGGTCACCGGCGATGTGCGCCAGGCGAACTACTCGAGCCTGCGCGCGGAGCTCGTGGAGTTCCGCCGGCGGGTACAGCAACTCCAGCACGGTGTGATCGCGCATCAGCTCTGCCGCCCGGTCTGGGCGCGCTGGCTGGAGACCGCAAGGCTGGCGGGCCGGCTGGATCTGCCAGACCCGGCGGCGGCGCGCATGGTGCAGTGGATCCCGCCGCGGTGGGACTGGGTCGATCCGCTGAAGGACATCCAGGCGCAGGTGCTGGCCATGGAGGCCGGCATCACCTCGCGGCGCAAGGTCGTCGAGGCCACCGGCTACGACGTCGAGGAAGTGGATCGCGAGAACGCGACGGACACGGCGCGCGCTGCAGAGCTGGGCCTGCGCTACCGCACCAGTCCCGGCGAGACGCAGGGCGCCCGCGCGACCCCGGCGACGCGGCCCGATCCGGGCGACGGGGCGGATGGCAACAGCCACGACGATGCGGCGGCAGCAGGCCGCGCGACCGAACAGGAGTGACATCATGAAGAGCTGGTACACGATCCGCGCCCGCGAGGGCGGCGCGGAGGTGCTGATCTATGACGAGATCGGCGCCTATGGCGTCTCGGCCAAGGGGTTCCTGGCCGAACTGGGCGCGCTGCCCGATGAGGCGGCCATCGACCTGCGCCTCAACAGTCCGGGCGGCTCGGTCTTCGATGCCGTGGCGATCCACAACGCGCTGAGCCGCCATGCCGGCACGGTCACCGTCTGGATCGACGGCATCGCGGCTTCGGCCGCGAGCTACGTCGCCATGGCGGGCGACGCGATCGTCATGCCCGAGAACGCGTTTCTGATGATCCACGACCCCTCAGGCCTGGTCATGGGCACCGCGGCGGACATGCGCGAGATGGCCGGGACGCTGGACAAGATCGCCGCCGGCATGACGCGCGGCTACGCCGCCCGCTCCGGCAAGACCGAGGACGAGATCGCGGCGCTGATGGCCGCGGAGACCTGGTTCTCGGCCGCCGAGGCGCTGGAGGCGGGGCTCGCCACGCAGCTGGCGGAGCCTGTGCGCATCGCCGCCAGCTTCGACATCGGGCGCTTCCGGAACGCGCCACCCGAGCTGGTGGACGCGGTCGAGGTCGTCGAGCCGGACCCCGCATCCACAGCAGCGGACATCGTTGAAGACGCCAACGATGTTGTGGCGCCGCCCGATGCCGCACCGCAGCCCGAGGCGCACAATCCGGACGGCATGGTGGCAGATGCCAGCACGGGCCCGGATCCCACGGCCATCCGCGCCGAGGCCATCGCCCATGCCCGGGCCGTCGTCGATCTCTGCCGCCTGGCGGGCCAGCCGCAGATGGCCGGGCGGTTCCTGGAGGAGGACGCCAGCCTCGACGCGGTCCGCGCCGCGCTGCTGGACGCCCGCGCCGAGACGGCGCCGGAGATCACCCCCCATCACCCGCAACCCGGGCGCAGCGCCACGACCCGCCCCTGGGGCGACGTCATCGCCCGCACCTTCAAGCTGAAAGGATGATCCCATGACCACGCTGACAGAAGGCACCCATCCCGGCGGTTTCCTCGTCTGGGAGGCCCATCGCGACTACACCCGCGAGACGATCACCGTCGCGGCGGGCACTCTCGCCCCTGGCACCGTGCTCGGCAAGATCACTGCCTCGGGCAAATACGCCGCGCACGATCCGGCGGCCGTCGACGGCACCGAGACCGCGGTCGCCGTGCTCTGGGGCAAGGCGGATGCGAGCGCCGGCGATGCCCCGGCCGTCGCGCTCATTCGCGGACCCGCCATCGTCAACCGCTTTGATCTCGTCTTTACCGGCACGCCGAGCGATCCCGAGATCGCCGCGGCCCACACGGCACTCCTCGCCGCGGGCATCCTCGTCCGCTGACCGCGCACCCACAACCATCCCTGACCCGGAGGCATTCCCATGGCGACCATGGACATCTTCGAAGGCGATGCCTTCACCATCATCGAGCTCACCCGCGCGCTCGAGAACATCCCCTACAAGCCCGCCATCCTGTCGGGCGCCAACCTCTTCGGCGCCCGCGGGGTGCGCTCGCGCACCGTGATGATCGAGAGCCGCGACGGCACGCTGTCGCTGATCCCGTTCTCCGAGCGCGGCTCGGCCTATGAGTCCCAGATCCCCGAGCGCCGCGAGATGCGCGCCTTCGTCTGCCGCCAGTTCAAGAAGCAGGACGTGCTCTGGG